TTGTCGAACCCCAACCCCTAGACATTCCTGAGGAGGAAACCATGTCTGAAGTAACCCCAACGGTTGAGGCTTCGGCTGAAATCGTTCCAACCGCACCACTCTTTGCAGCTGCGAAGCGTGAAGTGAAGTTGCCAACTGCTGCTGAATATATTGCTGCTGCAATGGCTGGTGGCGACCAGTGGCGCGAAATGTCCGAAGCACTCCGCGCAGCTGCTCCAGACGTCACCACAACTGACACACCGGGCATTTTGCCCTTGCCGATTGTTCAGCCTGTCTACAACAATTTCAAGCCGAACTATCGACCAGTAGTCGATGCGATTGGCGCACGCCCAATGCCTGGCTCTGGCAAGGTGTTTATCCGTCCAGAAGTAACAACCCATGTTTCCATGGCTGCACAGTCTGGCGAAAACGCTGCACTTCAGTCAGGCACCTATGTGGTGACAGACAACCAAGTCACCAAGGGCACCTACGGCGGATACGTCAATTTGTCCCTTCAGGACGAATCGTGGAGTGATCCCGCTGTCGTTTCGCTCATTCTTGACGACATGGCTCGTATCTATGCGAACACCACAGACAACGTCGCTGCTGACAACTTGCTTGCTGGTCAGACACAGACCCGCGTTCTTACGGATCCAACTTCACCTGCTGAGTGGGTTTCTGACATTTACGCAGCTGCGTCAACAATCTTGACCAACTCAAACGGCAACCTTCCAACTCACCTTTTCCTTGCGCCAAACATGTATGCAGCGCTCGGACAGTTAGTTGACACCACAGGTCGCCCATTGTTCCCAGAAATCGGCCCAATGAACGCACTCGGAACCGCAAACGCTTCAACTTTCGCTGGCATGGCTTTTGGCCTCGTCACCGTTGTTGACCGCAACTTCGCAACCGACACCTGCATTGTTGGTGACCCAAGCGGTTTCGAAATCTTCGAACAGCAAAAGGGTGCACTGACACTTGAGGCACCATCGACACTCTCGCGCGTACTTTCATGGCACGGCTTCTTCGCCACGCTGATGATTGACCCAACGAAGTTCGTTTCGCTCACATAATCAAATTGGGTAGTTAGGGAAGGGTCTGTATGTCTGTAAACACAATCATCTACGCAGCGCGTGTGAACAACTTTGCAGCTGTGCAGACCCTCACCCTTGCCCCCGTTCAGCCGGGTGACACAATCACCATCGCTGGAGTGACGGACACGACGTTCAACACCACAGCAACCGTCTTCTCCATTGAAGCCTATGAATTGGTTTCGGTGGATGAATACGGTGTGTTGGAGTTCAACTACGACAACCCGAAGCCCAATCAGATCATCTATGCGAACACTGGTAGCACCGTTGTCTACGACACAGCAGTTGGCACAGTTACCTACACGGTTTCGCCTGCGTGGACTACTTCGGCTTTGGTGTTGTCGTGGCTGGGCATCGACGTGGCTACGGCTAACGACACGGCCTTTGTAACGAAGTGTGTAAACGCCAGCAATGCTTGGTGTTTCCGAAAGCGTCGTGAGGCTGGCTACACCGACTCTCCTAGCACGGTGCCCAGCGCAGACGTCGAGTTAGGTGCGACCATGTATGCAGCGACGCTCTACCGTGAACGCGGAACTAGCGGAGACTCGTACGGTGGCTTCGACGGTATGGGCAACCTGCCTATGCCAGTCACGCTTCACCGCATTATGCAGCTGTTGGGCTGTGGCAGGGCACAGGTCGCCTAATGGCTTCAGGCATCTTGTACGAGGCTGTAAACACGGTGAAAACCGCGTTAACGGCTTTGAACCTTGTGCCTATCACTGACCCTCGCAACGTTCGCCCCATGTCGGTTTTGATCCAACTGCCAACGTCCACGAACTTTACCTACAACGTCGGCAACATTGAAATGCGTTTGTCTGTGTGCGCTCCGCCTCCGGGCAACCAAGACGCAGGCGACTATCTGATGACGGTTGCCGACACAATCATGAACTCGCCCATCGCGGTCACTGACATGCGCCCCGGGCTTTTAAGCGTGGGCGGGCAAGACCTGCCAACCTACGACCTAACCGTTGCCGTCGCCGTACGGCGCAACTAACACAAAGGAGCCATCATGGCGACATCAACATTCCTCTCAAATGCGACAATCAACTTGTCGCAGGGTGCTACGACCACTGACCTCAGTGACCAAGCCAACCAGTGCACAATCACAATTGGCAGCGACTCCCTCGAAGTCACCGCTTTCGGTGATACGGGACACAAGTTTGCACCCGGTCTTCAGTCGGTTGACGTGAGCATCACTTTCTTCTTGTCATACGGGGCTTCAGAAGTCGAGGCCATCCTTGCCTCCGCTGTGGGCGCAGGCACCACGACGCTGGTTATCTCGCCATCGGGCACCACCGAATCAGCGTCCAACCCTGAATACACCATTGCAAACTGCATGCTTGCTGACTTCACCCCAATCAACTCGACCGTGGGAGAAATCGCCACTGTGACCGCCAACTTTGTTGGTGGCACTTGGGTACGCGACGTCACAGCGCCCTAGTCCGTAAACAACACATAGAGGAGAACCTATGAAAATCACACTCAACGTTGAAGAGAAAGACGGCCTCACCTATCAGGTGACAACCAACCTTTTCTCCATCGTGGCATTAGAGCGCAAGTTCAAGATCCGAGCGTCTGACCTTGCCTCTGGTGTCGCCATGGAACACCTTGCTTTTCTTGCCTTTGAAGGTGCGAAGCAAGAGGGTTTCACCGTGCCCGCTGTTTTTGACGACTACATCCGCCGACTCGTTTCGGTCGACGTTGTGGAGGAAGAAGCCACAAACCCTACGGGCGAGGCAGTTACCTCCGAAGCCTCTGCGAGTTAGTCGTAGAGACAGGTTTCTGGCCTCCTCAAATACCATTCGATACACAAGAGCTGCACACCGTCGCCGATGTGCTTAAAAAGAGAGCAGAGGAGGCTAAACGATGACCGCAAATACTTCCGTAGAAATTGCAGGCATTAATAAAGCCATTCGCTCTCTTAACAAGATTGAGCCGGGCTTGCGTAAACAATTTAACAACGACGCCCGTGTTATTGCTCAGCCTGCTACGGACGCCGTCAAGAACGCGTACAAGTTTGTCCCGCTTTCAGGTATGGAACGCAAATGGGCAGGCCCAGCCGTTAAGGGTCGCAAAGTCTTTCCGTTTACATTGGCGAAGGCTAAGCGTGGCGTTGACGTTGTGTTTAACACTGACCGCCGTTCTCTTGGTGTAATCAACATTGTGCAGCGTGACGCTGGTACCGCAATTTTTGAGACCGCTGGGCGCAAGAACGAGAACCCTTTGGGTGATTCGCTTGGTCGATTGTCGCCAGGTCGCACCCGCCTTATTGGCCCAGTTGTTTACAGCAAGCGCCGTGAACTTGAGGACGGGATGCGCAGGCTTGCGCTCAAAATCGTTAACCGTGTGAACAAGGAACTCCGCTGATGCTTTCAATCCCCATTATTTCGTCGTTTGACAACAAGGGCATTAAGAAAGCCATCCAAGAGTTCAAGCAGTTAGAAGGTGCTGGCGCTAAGGCTCAGTTTGCTTTGAAGAAGGCTGCAATTCCTGCAGCTGCTGCACTTGCCACGGTGACCGCTGGTTTGTTCGACGCGGCTAAGGCTGCGATGGAAGACCAAAGCGCACAACAAGCGTTGGCTCGTCAGTTGCAGCGATCTACTAAAGCAACCGATGCTCAGATTGCAGCCAATGAGGAATGGATTGAAACTCAAGGCAAGTTACTTGGTGTCACCGACGATGAATTGCGTCCAGCCCTAGCGGGACTCGCTCGCGTGACCGGCTCAATTCAAAAAGCACAAAAAGGTGCGTCTCTCGCAATGGATATTGCTGCAGCGAAAGGCATCAGTCTTGAGTCTGCTAGCAAGGCTCTTGAGAAGGCTTACGGCGGGAACCTAACTGCGTTGGCAAAGATTGCCCCTGAACTTAAGGGCATGATTAAAGAAGGTGCTAGCGCTGAACAGGTCTTTGAGGCGCTCAACAAAAAGTTCGGCGGTGAGGCTGCAGCTGCTGCGGAAACCACTCAGGGCAAGTTCAAGCGTTTACGGGTTGCCCTCGACGAAACTAAAGAATCTGTCGGTGAGGGCTTGTTGCCAATTATCGAAAAAGCGTTGCCTTACTTACAAAAGTTTGCTGATTGGGCACAAGAAAACCCCACGGCTTTTATGACTATCGCAGGCGCTATCACTTCGGTGGCTCTTGCCATTACTGCTGTAAACGTGGCTATGTCTCTCAACCCGTTCTCCCTAATTGCTGCGGGTATTGCTTTGCTGGTTGTTGGTTTAGCGGTTGCGTATAAAAAGTTTGAAGGTTTCCGCAAAGTTGTAAACGTCGTAATTAATGCCATTATCGGCTATTTCGAGTTACTTGTTAACAACTGGATTAAAGCCATCAACATGGTTATTAAGGGAATCAACCTTGTGAAGCCCGGTAAGGACATCGGCTATTTGTCGGCGGTTAGTTTTGGACGTATTGGTGACGCTGGCGGTGGCACTTCGGCTGCATCTCTCCGTGCTTTTGAATCGGCTAACCCCGGGCCTACTATGACTGGAGCACCCGAAATGGCTGCAAGTTCTAAGGGTGTAAACATCACCGTTAACACTGGCGTCGGTGACCCCGTTGCCATCGGTAAATCAGTTAAGGGCGCACTAGATGCCTATGACCGCAGGGCTTCGTAATGCCGTTCCCAACACCCAAGGTTGAGATTGCTTTCAACGACGGCCCTTATGTAGCGTCGCCTACATGGACTGACGTCACGTCGTTCGTTCGTGGAATGGAAATTGACCGCGGACGCTCTGACGATTGGGGCGACTTTTACGGATCTGCTTCGGTGGTTCTTGACAACCGTGCCCGCACGTTTGACCCATTTTACACATCGGGCCCGTATTGGGATGCGACCACTGGTAAAACCAAGTTGCTCCCGCGTCGCCAGATACGCATCACGGCAACCTACGGCGGTACTTCATACCCGGTGTTTCGTGGCTATGTAAACGGATGGCCACCAACATGGACAGACGCAGGCAAGGACTCAACTGTGACCCTGTCGTGCATGGATGCGCTTGGTTTGTTGGCGTCTGAGACGCTTCCTGCGGACTGGAGCCGTAACTACATCCTCAGTACATCTCCACGGCATTACTACCCTTGCGATGACCCTGTGGGGCCGTATACGGCTAACCAGACGTTGACAGACTTAGGTTCTGTTCCGTTGAACATGACGACAACTACAGCTGCATCTAACGGTGACCAGTTGGCTGTCGGTCTTGTAAATCGAAGCATCACAGGTACAGGCTCGGATGCTGCCAACTCTTCTTATGGCGCTGTGAACTCAAGTCCGGGCAGTTTTTCTGTTTCCTGCTGGGCTATTCCTGATGCTCAAGGCACATATTCGCAATTTTTACAGGGTTTTGTTTATAACCACGGTTTTTATTTTTCTTACGAAAACTCAACTGGCAAGTTCCGCATTGAAGTCACTGAGCCATCTTTCGGCAACTCGAAGGTCGCGACAACGACCCTTTCAGGTTGGGACTCTGGCACCCCTCGTATGTTGTCGTTTACATGGAACAGCAGTACACGCACGATTGCGTTTTATATTGACGGTCTTTCCATTGCGACAACGACCGCAAATAACGCTGGTATTTATGTTCCGTTCAATGAACTCGTAAACATCAGCACAGGATCCGTACAGCAGGTCATCATTTGGGACGGTGTGCAGACACAGGCAGTCCTGCAGAACATTTACAAATACTCCACGGTGAACCTGCCCGAGACGACTGCTGCACGGTTTACGCGCCTCATCGCTGAAACACAGTTTCCTGCGTCGCTGACCAGTGGGCCGTCTGCGCCTGCGTCTTCCGTGTTGGACATCACTGACGACGCTCCGAAGTTGGCTGGCGAACTGCAAAAGGTTGCCGACTCCGAGTACGCCCCGCTGTTTGTTGACCGTTCTGGTGTGGTGACGTTGTACTACCAAAACCAAATCCGCACACAGACCCGCTCAATTGTTTCGCAGGGCACTTACGGCACGGGTGGCTACAGCATCGGGCAGGATGTCTCGATTGCGTATGACGGCGACTCAATGCGTAACGAAGCCAATGTGACTATGTCGGGCGGTGGTGTTTACATTGGCAAAAACACGACGTCTGTGACGGCGTACGGCGCAGCTCAAGAGTCCATCGACACGCAGGTGTCGTCGTTGGCTGACGCTCAGGACATCGGCAGCATCGTGACCGGATGGGGCGGTCAGGTTTACCCTAAAACTGATCCGTTTGAGGTGGTGTTGTCTCCGTCTGCGGATTGGAGCAACGCTCTTGACCGTGAGTTGAATGACCGTATTACGCTTGTGGTTTCTCCGCCGACGGGTAACGCCATCACTACGCCGATGTTGATTCAGCGGGTGACTCATAGTGTTGTGCCGGGTGAGTGGCGTACCACGTTTGAGGGTTCTGCTCGTTGGGCTGCGGTGTTTATTATTGGACAATCCCTTATTGGGGGAACGGATTTGATTGGATAGCCATGGCTACACCTCCTACATTTACTAACGGAACACCGCTCTATCAAGAGTCGCTTAATGCGATTGGTTTGTGGCTTGTGAAGTCGCAGACCGTCGGCACTGGTGTGTCGTCTGTGACCGTTACAGGTGCGTTTAGCGCCGACTACGACAACTACCGAATAGAAGTCAGCGGAATCGTTTGCTCGACCACCGGAGTATTTGCTTCACTTCAAATCGGGGGTCAAACCGCTAATTACTATGGTTCTGCTTATTACGACTCTTACGCAGGCTCATCAACTGGAACAGTACGGCAAAACAACGGCTCAAGCGTTTACGTTGGTACACACGACAACAACAACATGTCAATGTCTTTTGACGTCATGGCACCCAACCTTGCGAAAATCACAAACATTCACGGTAATTACTACGGAGGAAACTTTAGTGGCTGGTTCGGCGGCACTCACGCAGTAGCCACGGCTTACACATCTTTCGCACTAATTGCGGGTAGCGGAACCTTTACAGGAGGAACAATTCGTGTCTACGGATACCGAAACTAACAAGCCCCATCTCATCCAAATCGACGATGAAATTCGTGAGATGAAACCCGAGGAAATTGCAACTTATGAAGCGCTTATCGCTAACACTCCTGCTCTGCCTAGCGCTGAGTAGTTGCGCAGACCGCGTCCGATACAACTGCGACGACCTCAAACAACCAGACGGACTCCTAGAAAGACGCTGCCAATGAACCCCGACAAACGCCTCTCCAACGAACAAATAAAAGCCCGCCTAATCCTCGTCGTCGGCGTCGGCTTAACCGTCTCGTTCGTCATGGCAATCGGATCACTTATTTTTGGTTTGCTGTTCGTCGTGCAACCACTCGACCAATCCCCCAACGACGCCGAAGCATGGGGCGTCCTCTCACCAATGCTGATGACCCTCGCGGGCGGTCTCATTGGACTTCTCGCCGGTAACGGCCTTAAAGACAAACCGAAAGACCCCCCAACATGATTGTTAGCACCGCCCAATACACCGTCAGCAGTACTCCCGTCAAAGTGGTTCCCACTAACGAAGTGCCTCGTAACGTTTGGATTAACTGCAAAACAAACGATGATTTCTACATTGGGCCTACCAACACGGTTAGCACCACTACGGGTTTCTTTGTGGCTAAGACCGCTGCCGACTTCCAAATTGAGTTAGACGCCAACGACGAACTCTGGGCTATTGTCGCCACAGGTACGCACACCATCACAGTGCTGCAGGTCTCGCTGTAATGCCCCGCAAATACCCGTTCTATCCCGCTTGGGACGGCAAAAAAGCAAGCCCCGTCACCGAAAAACTGATGGACTTATGCA